TGCGTAAACCTTGTTGATTGCGTTCTGAGTGTAAGGATCAACAAACAATGGTTCCCCATCAAACATTGCATCGCCACGTTTGAGTTTCAAGGGTTGAAGTCCCTGTTGGAAATTAGGATCAGACGCTTTTACTGCCATGCCAGAATCAAGCAAAGACTTTGCAATCCTAGCATCAGATTCGTTGTATTCGTTGATCCTATTGAGAACGGATATGGTTGACTTTACTCTTTGTCCAGGTTGTGTAATCAGCCCAAGGTAATCTTCTAGCTCTTGTGAAACAACCTTTCTTTGCTTTAATACATTTGGAGTTCCTTTCCCCTGCATAAATGCAGAAAACTCCGTAGGATTGCCCTTCATCTTTAACTGAAGCTCTGCCAAGTATTTATTGGCTTCTTCCTCAGTCATTTTCTCCTCATCAAGTTTCTTTTGGAATGCTGCAATTCTATCCTTACTAGGAGTGGAACTTGCCTTAATATCCCTTTGATATGCGGCGTTTGACTTACCCTCACCTCCAGGTGCAATCCCGTGAAAACGCCTTATCCTTTCCGCTTCTTCGCGTGGCATCTTGTAGTTGCCAATAAACTCCTTCATCCGAGCGTCCTTCATTTCGTCGGTAAGCCCAGTTGTTAGCCGACGTTTTAGCGCATCATACTTTTCGGGGGATGGCGTGTAGTTTGGATTCTGGAAAAACTCATAGCCCCTAGTCAAATAGTCACCGCGATTAAGACTGTCCTCTATTACTTCCGCCCTGTTGTTTGGCAGTAACTTCTCCCCGCTGTTGTGCAGGTCAATCATCCTTTGTTGCTCTGCCCGTATCTTGCTTCTGCCAAATACAAGTTGATCCAGCAGTTCAGGCGGTAAGTCAGGACGATCTTCACCATCAAGAAACGCTATTGCATCAGCCCGATATTGTGGGTTTGCATCAAGGTATGAGTCGATTCGACCACCTATGTTTGTTGCTGTTCCTTCAACAGCTTCCACGGAAGCCTTTGCTTTCTTTGCGGCAGTCGTTGCATCATATCCAATAACTCTAGTAGGAACTACTTTTGATGCAGTTGCCTTTGTTGCATTGCTTATGTATTCACTAACGCTGCCTTTGAAATTAGCAGGAGCCATTTTCAAATCATCTGGAGTAAGTCCAGCAGTAAGCGTGTCAACTAAGTCAATAGTCGTTGGGTCGCCAGCTTCAATAAGTTTATTGATCTCATCAGGAGTCTTATTCCTTATTTTCCGTATGCCTGCGGTCAATCCTTTTTCGGCTACGCCAAGTCCACCGCCCAACGCTGCGCTTGTTCCCGCTCCGATTAAATAGTCTTTAAGCGAGTAATCTTCTTTGCCGCCAGCTTCTTCAACCGCCATGTAAGCGGGAGTTGCCAATCCGCCAATAGCAACACCAGAAGCAATCGGTCTTTTGGCAATCGTGCCGGTAACTTTTGCTAGTTTACCTCCAGCTTTGCCAATCTTGCTTCCAGGAATTAAATTCAAAAGAGTGTCAATAGCCACTCTTCCATAATCAATATCACTTGCCCCTTCTATTTTTTGTGCCGCAATAGAACCTGAGACTCCGCCAGTTAATGCCCCTCCTACATACCCAATAAGAGCACCAGCAGGAACAGTAATTGGAGCAGTTGGACCTCCTAACGCACCTATTGCGGCTCCCCCAGCAGCCCCCCCCGCCTTCATGCCCTCTGCCAACACAATCTCAGCACCAAGTCCAGCAGCAATACGCCCTATGCTTGGGTCTTTCGGTTCTTCTTTCTTTTCTTCCTGCTTCTCTTCTTGCCTCGGAGCTTGTTTCCCAGAAAGATAATCTGCAATCTCATCAAGGGAATAGCCTTCTTCCATTGCATTCTTAATGTCGTCACGACCTTCGGAAATATGCAATGCTATTTCTTGATCGGAGTAGCCCTCCTCACGCGCCCGTGAAAGGCTATCTCTTGTTAAGTCAGGCATCTTTATTTGATAATTTCACCAAGTGGTATTTTACTTGGAACAGTTGCAGAGCTTTTGCCAAAATAAGAATCCAAAGTCTCGTCGGTAATATCTCCGTAAATATCTTCTGCTTTTAATGCTCTCAAGGTATTAAGCGCACCTATCCTATCTCCTGATTCATACAGAAGTCTAGCGCGCTCGTTAGCTCTTGTGTTTCTTTCTATTGGGTCAAGTGCAGGCTCTGGCAATTTCTGCATAGCAGCGTATGCTTCTGGGTTTGCGCCAATTTCAATTTGCCCTGCACTAGTAGCTGGAACGACTGGCACTCCCTCAACTTGCGTAGTCATTACGTCACCAAGTCCAGGGACACTAGCGACTACCTCCCTTGTTGGTGAGTAAGCTCTTTCTGCAAATGCGGAGAATTGTTCGGCGTTCTGATTCCCAAATGGAATTGGAGTTCCCATATTGTTGTATCTAGTCCCAGATTGAGAACCGATAAGAACAATGTTTCCGTCAGCAAGTTGCCGTTGTTCTTTTTGCTCATTTGTCTGAACCTTGATTCCTGCATCTACTAACTTACCAATGCTATTTGCTAAAGCACGAACAGCACCTTGATCCTTAGAGACAAAAGCATTTGCTGCGTCATTCAAAATAGCTGGAGGAATTGCTATGTTTCGGCTGTCAGCAACGCTAACAAGTTGCTCGATTGATCTGGCTACTTCATCTTTGGGTGTTCTTGCTTCCGCAGGAACGGTAAGATTCTTGGTATTCAATGCCATCAACTGACCTGAATACGCCTTTAGATTATCAATGTCCTTGTTTGCTATTGCCTGTTGAAGATTGGAGTAAAGCATATTAGCCTGACTCTCCATCCCGTTTGCTCTTAGCGTATCAATAGCAGAATCAAGACTTGCAACTTTAGAGCGCAAGTTTGAATTAGGACTCAGAAGTGATGTTAATGGTTTTTCTGGCATTTGAATTTATTGAATAAATTTACCATACAATTTGCGTCTCCTCAACGGTATCAGAACTAGGTTGCATTGACATACGCATCTTCTGCATTCTCATTGCATCCATTTCACGTTCTCTTTTTAGACCCTCAAGGTCAAGCCTAGTCTTAAATCCTTCGGTAATGTTGAGTGCTTCAACAACCCTGTCAGCAAGCGGAATGTTCTGATCGCTAATGGCAAGAAGGCTTGGGTTAATCATGTCGGCGTATTCCGGCATGGTTTGAACAATCAGCTTTCCTACATTCTCAGCTAACTTGATCTGTTTGTTTTGTTCCGCTTGTTCTTTTTTCCTCTCCTTGTATTCCTCACCCACCATCGAGATCGTATTGCCTATGCTTTGCCCAAGGTCTGCAACCCCCTGTGCTTGCGTAGCAGCAGCATTAGCCATCCCGCTGTAATCCAGCTTGAATGACTCAGGGTTGATCCCCGAACCTAGCATCTGTCCTCTTCCGTAAGTCGCCATATTGTTGATTTTTACTTGAATAATGATCCAGCCTTACCAAGAGCAAGACCGCCAAGGGAAGCCCCGCCAGTCATCGGGGCAGTCAAAAGCGCACCGCCGATGCTCCCAAGCGCACCCATGAACCCCGCACTACGAGAAGCCTGTGCCTGTGCGTTGGCTTGTGCCGCCGCAAGTTGGTTAGCGCGTTGTGCCGCACCAAGGTTAAGCCCCACGGAAGTATCAAACAACTGAGGTGTTCCCGATCCAATTGCTCCAAGTCCCGTGTTGATGAACTGCTGCCCTTGCTGATACGACAATGGAGTAGAACCAAGAAGGTTTAGCCCTGGCTGGGTGTAGAACCTCTCTGCCACATTGTAGGCGTTCTGTCCTGCTTGTGCTGCCTCGGCACGTTTACGAGCGAATACATCCTCACGCCCCATCACCTCGGAGGCAATAGCGGCGTTTCCACCAATCCTGCCAGCCGCAGAAGCAGCTTCACGCGCTGTCTGTTGGTATCCGCGCTGTTCTTCTGGGCTGATTCTTTGGGATGCCGCTAATGCCCTTTGTGCCTCTGTATCGAAGCCTTGCACCACGCCAGCCTGTTCCGGCGACAACGCTTGCATCAATCCACGGGTAAGACCTGCTTGTCCGGTCATCTGACCGAGTTCCGCTCCCCTTGCCTCACCAAGCCCCATACCAGCTTGTTGCGCGGCTTGGTTGCTAAGACCAAAGATTCCTTGTTGTCCACCGGAACCGCTAAGGAACGATTGAATATCACCGAGATTCAGACCTTGGAACTGAGGACGGAATTGTTGCTCCTGCGATAATATCTGAGGCAATGCGCCAGACATACCAGAAACGTATCTCTGAATATCTTTGCCAATGTCCATCTTTGGAGCTTTGACTGTTTTTGGTTTGCTAAATAGGCTGCCCATGATTTTATCGTAGTTTTGAGTAAAATTTTTCCATGCTTAACAAGCGAGTCCGTTCCGACCCTTTGAAGTCACGGCGAAAAGAAAGGTATTTGTAATCATCTTTGAAAGGGCGTAGTCCACTAAGCATATCGCCGCAACACATGGTGAAGTGAAGCGTGTCCGAATGCTCGAAAGCAACTGCTTTGTCAGGCTCGCTACTGTGTGAGTGGAAGCACAACGCAAAAACCTTGGGAGTTGAAAGAACAACGCCATAAGACAAATGCCAACCGATAAGGCTTTGCAGGTCAATGTTGTTTGATTCATAAAGGGTAAGGGCAGTTGCTAGGTGGGAGGTCATCCTACAAACATTGCGTTGACTACTGTAAAATTGCCTTCGCTACCAGTTGCTGTGCTTGAAGCGTTAATGTCGCAAGATTGTTCTGTTGTTGCTGTTTCATCAGTTCCTCCAACAAATCCTTTGGTATCGCCATCAGTAAAGTTGGCAAATCCAGATCGTGCATAATTTGCATTTGGAAGGGCTGTTGTAAAATTAACGGCATATTTTCCAGTTGCTAACAAGCTAACGCTTGAGACATTGCCAGATGCTCTAATAAGCCTGCGACTTAATGTAACATTACCAGTTAAGATTGTTCCTGACGTGCCATGCGTTACAGTGAAAACAGTATTACTAGTGACCCCCGTTACAACAAAAGCTCCATCTGCGGCTCCGCCAGATGTGAAATCCAAAAAGACTTTGTGTCCAACAATCAATCCGTGGTCAACAGATGTAGTTACCGTTACGGTTGTAAGCGTCCTAGAGTAAGTCCCGCCAATGTCATCTGCCGTTGTTCCATCAAAGTTTACCCATGCTCTAATCCCGTAAATAGGAGCCGCGCCAGTCTGCGCTCCATTCAGCTTGGGAGCAGTGATGGCAGCGTCTGCAATCTTTGCGGTTGTAACGTTAGCGTCAAGAATCTTGGCGGTAGTTACGTTTGCATCCAGAATCTTTGCTGTGGTTACGTTTGCATCCAGAATCTTGGCAGTAGTTACTGCATTTGACGCAAGAGCGTTGGCTGTAACAGCACCAGCCCCCATCTCATTTGAGGTAATCGTTCCCACCTTGAGCTTACCCGCCACCAAGGCAAGCGTTGTATTCCCAGCGGCTATCGCATCACTTGTGAACAACGTCTGGTCGATGATGTTGTTCATCGCCGTACTGGTAATCACTTGATTAGTAGCAAAAGTATCGGTTGTTTCTACGACTCCAGGCATATTACGATTGGGAAATGATTTGTCTGTTTGTCACGGAACCAGTGACCTTAATAGAGGTGATCTTAGGGGAACCGATTGTCCGTGTCAAGGTTAGGCTTCCTACGTAGCCACGAATCCCACCAAGACGGAACCGGATGTTCCCCGTTTCATCTTCGGGAGCGGAACCAGTCCCGAGAACCGTGCCTCCAAGAAAGTCAGTTGTAGTTCCGATACTCTGATTGTTGTCAGGGTCTTCAGCCGCAAAGGAAATAGCATACTCACCAAGCCCACCATCAACGCATTGCATGGTAAGCTGCCCATCGGTGAACCGTTTACGGTCAAGATTGCCCAAGGCATACCCCCTAGTGGTCAAAGAAGAGTTGATTGAGAAGCTAGTTGTAGCCCCAGCCGACACCAAATTGTCCAAAGAACTCTCCGTAGCCTCCAGTTCATGCAATCCACCTAAGGAAGTCACCGCATAAATGCTATCGCGCTCCGATGCGCTGCCGATAATCAGGTTTTTGATAATAAAATCACTAGCCCCAAAGGTATCAATCGACTCCCAAGCCTTATTCAGGAAGTTGAACACCAAAATCGTGTTGTTTCCAAAAGCATCATTGGCTCCTGCGCCAGAATCCAACGCTACGGCAAGGTAATATCGGTTGTTGAACAGCACTCCAACCGCTTCGGAAGCCAGATTTTTGTTAATTCGGTCAATGTATGGCTGGATATTCTTGGAAATAGGCTCATCTGCACCACGGAGGTTGTAATCATTCAGGAACTCGACGGCATAAACGCCATCATCGGACAGGAAGAACATAGCGTTACCCTTCATCACGACACTTTTTCTTGCCAAGCACCCAACTTCGGTAGTTAACTGCGTGACCTTGGTATCAGACAAGCTACCAACAGTCCCGCTTATCAGATGCAAGCTATTCCGATTCAAGACAACTAAGCCGTCATCGTAGAATCCCTTCATCGCCACCAAATAATCCGTCGTCCCACCCGTAATGCGAAACTGATTGGCAATCTGGTCGAACGTATGGCTGTCTAAAATATCCGAAATGGCTATCTCATCGGTAATCTTCCTATCCGTGTAGGTTGGCGAGCTAAACGTGCCAGCAGGTGTGTAGTAAAACGGAACCCACAACCTGCGCTGAAAGTAAACTCCCCAAGGCGGGGCTGGCTGATGGATGAATCCACCGCCTACGCTAAACCTGCCGCCGAACTCAACCTCTAAACCACCGCCAAGGCTGGCTAAATCTCCTACTGGAGCAAAAAACGAAATGTTTGTGGTTGTAGCACTTGCTACCTCGAAAGACTTACCAGAGATTGCGCTGAACTCAGGAACATCCGTTTCATAAATCACAATCGTATCCCCAGTTACAATAGTTGTGTTTCCCGTAACATCCAGGCTCACAAGCCCGTTTGTTACCGAACCATCGTTTCCAACTGTAACAAACACCTGTGGCTGAGTGTAAACACCTGCTGGAACTAAGGTGAACCCAGATTTTAGCACAGCATCAGTAACTCCGAATGTTTGCGTTTGAGAAGTCGTGAAAACATAAGTAAAAACGTCTTTATCGGTAATTGTTGCAACAGCAAACGTCCCGTTAGCAGGAGTCCCGCCCGTTAACCCGCTAACAACAATCTCATCCCCTACGCTTAACCCGTGATCTTTAATCCGCATGGTAACGGTAGTAGAAGCACTCTGACTAGCCGCCTCAATCTGCCGACCGTTAGGAAACCACTCAAATGCCTGCACTCCATCTCGAAACAGATACACACGATCAAACGCCTGTATCAAATCGCAATCTTGCGCCAACGTTTTTCCCGTAGGGTATTCAATATCCGCCGTGGTGTAGTCATCCAGATCAACCAGAATAGCCTTGGAGTCCAACGCCAACACGACACTCTCGGCATTACCCAAGTTAGGATCGCTGAACAAACAAGAAGCCCTCACGTTCACGTTAGCGGCATCATTGATTGGAGTCGTGGACAACGTGCCTGTCTGGTCACTAATCGAAGTCAACCCAACCACAGAATACGTCAATGTATCCACACTAGCCACAGTCAAAACAACATCCCCATCCATTACAGCATCACCCACCAATCCTGTAACACGAGCCAATGCCGTGCCAGTCAATCCATGCCCAGTAATCGTTATCGTGACAACCCCAGCCGCAACACTAGCAGCAGTAATGCTCTTCGCCACATCAATCAAAAAAAACGGTAACTGCAACGGACTTCCACCACTAGTCAAAGTCCCCGTCCGTGCCACAATCCCCTTACGAGGCTTCCAATGCCCATCCATCCGACCATTCAAACTCTCCCTTACCTCCCCCACCTCCAACTGATTCAACTGCAACCGCTGGTTCACACCCACAAACCCTCCATCCCCATCAGAGGATTGTGCATCATCCATCGCACTTCCACTCTGTGCAAACTGACTCATCAGTAGTAATACGCAATTACAAGACCAGATGTAACCTGAACCTTTGTAAACCGCCCACCAATCCCAACTCCGCCAGGCAATACAACGTCATCTAATTTTGAAATCGAATCCAGATTCCCTGCTGTTTGCCCACTCTCACTAGCTAACGCAGTATCAGTCAACACCTGTATCCACCGGAAAACACCAGTAGCACTGTCGCCAGCCTCAAGCACAATGCCTCCACCTTGCCCCATCAGATCGTAGCTCACTGGACTGCTCATAATTTTATTGACTAAATGTTGGTTTTGATTAGAATAAACCCGATCCAACGAATTAGTCGAAGGATCGGAAACCTCAAACATGTTACAGCATGCAGGAAGCGAATCAACTAGTATTTGAATTCAAGGAGAATGTCAACCATTTTTTGGTCAGGCATAAAAGATGGGACACGCGAGCCGATGGCAAGGTTTTTTGGCAGTATTCCCAAGGCAAAGAGAGATGGGTTACTTTTGACTCAGCCATCAGGCAAAATGAGTCTGTCAAAAAAGCTGCTCGCAAGCAGAGATTGAAAAACCCAGAAAAATGTTCGCTGGCGAACAAACAATGGAGAGAGAACAATAAAGAAAAGCACCGCCAAAACGCCAAAGACTATTATCAAAAAAATAAAACACATGTCAATGAGGTTGTGCGCAAAAGACGAATGGAAAGGCGGCACTCAGATCCATTTTACTCACTTGCTCAGGCAACAAGGTCTCTAGTCTCACGCGCATTCAGAAACAAAAATTACAAAAAAACATCACAAGCAAGTGTGATTATCGGTTGTGACTGGGATCAACTAGCTAGGCATATCGAATCAAAATTCTCCGATGGCATGAACTGGGCTAATCGTGGGCAATGGCACATAGACCATATTATCCCATTAGCTTCAGCCAAAACCGCCGATGATGTTTTCCGGCTAAATCATTACACCAATCTCCAGCCCCTGTGGGCATTGGATAATTTGCAAAAAGGAGCAAGATACTAGCAGCACCCAATTAGCCCACCATGCAAATCATATGAAATCGGACTGCTCATGCCCAACTCTTACCAGATTCCCACACCTTGTCAAGCACGTTCGCCATTTGCTCATTTTTTAAAAGGGTGGTTGATCCAATAGATGTAACAGCCCCCACCGCCGCGCAACCCCCTCCCCCCCCTAACGCAACTAACTTGCACTTGCACTAACTTGCGATTGAAGCGACCGCTTGAAAGGTGCTCGCGTGAGTAGTGTTCGGGGGAACTGCGCCGGTAGCTGTGCCGGTAGCTTGAAACGTACGCTTGAATCTCTCGTTTGAATCATGCGCTGTGAATAAGTGTTAACAACTTTGGATTGAAACGACCGCTTGAACCTAGCGTTTACCTTACTTGTCGCAGCCTCAAGTACGTACGCCCTCAACTTGTGACAACTCTAATTTCAAAATCGCGAATTTTTTGCTTGACACTTTTAGACAGCGGTGATTATCCTATTCTTACCAGAGCAATTGGTTAGCGATGCCAGCCAGCGAAGCAAAGGGGATGCGACTTGTTGTGGATATTTAATGGGGAATGGCAATAGGTTCTTGAAACATTGAATCCTTCCTTTCCCTTCCCTTCCTTTCCCTTCTCTTCCTTTCCCCTTCATTCCTTCCCTTCCCTTCTTGTTCTTTCCGCTTGGGTTTTGCTCTTGGTACGTACCACCTGGCAATCCTTCGCTTTGCTTTCCTGCTGATCGTCGCCGAAAGTTGACGCTCGCCGCAAAGTTTTTTCCGATTATTTCCCTGGCGTTGAATCGCGGGAATGCCTTGTGGTTGTAAGGCTTGCTAGCTTGGCAAGAAAAAAGTGAAAAATTATTTTTGAGTTATTGCAAAAAAGATTTGGACAAACTCCGGACGATTGCTAGTTTGCCTCCGTTGCCGCGAACAAGGCGACGACAAACCAACACAAACGAAAATGACAACTACAATGACTTCCGCCGCCAACACCTGCCCAAGGTGCAATGGCTCGGGGAAAGTTTCCTATCGCCCATCTAACGGCCTTTGCTATCGTTGTAACGGTATCGGACTAATCGGGCATAGCAACCCCGAAGCGGATATGGTTATTCGATCTTATCGCGCCGCCGTAGTAGCGAAAAATCCACCAGTATTTTCCGCGCCTGAACCCGATGACGGCGGGGCGTGGTTGCTTTCTCTTTTCTCCAAATAACCAACACAAACCGAAAACGAATATGAAAACAAACAGCAAAGAAGTTAGGAACGCAATCCGCGCCCATATCCTTGAATCCGTCACGGATGACAACGGGGAAACATTCCCCACGTTAGAGGGTGCAATCCTTCGCCTTCGCGGAGAGTTTGAGCGAGTGGCAAACCATCCCGCAAACCTTCGCCGCTTTCCCAATAACCAGGAACGCTTCCACGATTATCTAATGGGCTTGCCTTTCGGGTTTGAGTATGAAAATCACGCAATCGCCAGCTTTCTTGATGGGTTGGGAATCAATCCAACAGGAAAGGCGTATGATGCCGCAAAATCCGCAAGGCTTTACACTTATTTGATTTTCAAGGAAGTGGCCTAACCTCAAACCCGCAAGGTTCCATCCCTTGCCACCATCACCCTATGAAAACTTACCAAGAACGCTTTGCCGCAGCTTTTAATTATTGGATAGCTAAAGACGCCCCGCCATCAGCCGCCCGTGACTTAGCACATGAGCAGATTGAATTCGAAGATCGAATGGATGAGCCGGAATGGAAAGGCTCAAATGACAGCTTGGAAAACCTCCCTTGGATTTAAACACTATCACCCCATGAAAA